TTTCTTTCTTTTAAACAGTTTTCAAAGATGGTAGATGGAGCACTTGATAAATTTAATGAACTAATCAAAACTAATAATAATATTAAAGACTTTTACACCGAGCAAACTGTGACTCCCATTGAACAAGAGGAGGTACAAAAAGATGAAGAAATCTGACCTTGCAACAGTAGTAGTAGATTTTGGTACTACTAAAAGTAATCCAAGAGGGAATAATAAGATTATAGGTATTACACCTCATCATATGGCAGGGAAAATGACTGCGGAAGCTTGTGCAAAATCGCATAGAGATAATGCAAATATATCTTCTAGTGCAAACTATTATATAGGATATGATGGAACTATTTGCGCTGGAGTCTCTGAAGATCGCAGAGCTTGGACTTCTGCAAATAGAAATAATGACTATACACATATTACTTTTGAAGTTTCTAATGATGGCGGCGCGCCAGATTGGCATATCTCAGACGCATCATACAAGGCTCTTGTAAGACTTTGCGCAGACATCTGTAAAAGATATGATATTAAACCTCACTTTACTGGGAAACCAGATGGAACTATTACATACCATCAGATGTTTGCAAATACAGATTGTCCAGGACCATATTTAAAAAATCTTATTGACAGTGGTAAATTTGAATCAGATATACAGCAAGCTATGGGCGGGGAAACTGTGCAGACAGATACCGCTCCTGTTGTTGCGCCAACTTCGCAGACACTAAATTTAAAGCAGGGTGATATAATTAAACTTAAAGAGGGTGCAACATATTATAATGGAAAGGCCATTCCTTCTTGGGTAGTTAAATCTAAATTATATTATAGAGGAGTTAATAACAATGGGGTAATTATTAGCACATTACAAGAAGGCAATATCACAGGAGTTGTTAAACCAGAAGATATTATCCAATCTAATCAAGAAACAAAAATAAAGCAATCGTCTTCTTATACTACTAAAATTACTGTATCGAGTTTAAATGTAAGAACTGGCCCAGGCACTAATCATCCTGTTACAACAGTAGTGAGTAAAAATGAGGTTTTTACTATAGTAGATGAAGAAAATGGATGGGGTTTATTAAAGAGCTATCAGTCTAATCGTAATGGATGGATTTATTTAAAGTATACTCAAAAAATATAAATCTAATATAAGAGGGTTTCATATATATGAAACCCTCTATTTTTTTTGACTTTTTTAAAAAATTTTTATATAATATTATATTAAGAAAGAATTAAGAAATTATGCAATAACTAGAATTGCAGAATCTTCCCATAATTTGACAAAAAATAAAAAATATGATATAATTTATATATAATAAAATAAGGAGAGAAAATAATGAGTGTACAAAATAATACAAGTTATACAGCCGAATCGGTTAAGACTCTTGAAGGTTTAACACCTTTTAGACAATCTCCAGGTATGTACATTGGTTCAACAGATGCTAATGGTCTATTTCATATCGTTAAAGAAATAGTTAATAATAGCGTTGACGAAAAATTAAATGGTAATTGTAATAAAATTATTGTTACGTTACTTAAGGATGGCGGGATTAGCATTGAAGATAATGGTAGAGGATTCCCACATGGTATGCAGGATGAAACTTTTTCTGTATTAGGTGCTTGTTTTGGAAAAGAGCATACTGGTGGTAAATTCTTAAACGATGGCGAGTCTGGATATAACTCATCCGGTGGTATGCATGGTATAGGATGTAAATGTGCGGCTGCGCTTGGTATTAAAACAGTTGCATATTCTTACAGAGATGGTATTGAGGAAATGGTTGAGTTTTCTCAGGGAGATATGCTAAAGCAGATTACAGATGGTAAGTGCGCAAAAGATAAGCATGGAACTCTTGTGATTTGGTACCCAGATAAAGAAATCTTCAAAGAAACGCAAGAATTTGACAGAACTAGAATAGAAAAAGAACTTTGTCGAGAATACAGCTTCCTTAATAGTGGTCTTACTTTTGTTATGAAAGATGAAAGGGACGGATACGAAAAAACTTATTATTCAGAAAATGGTATAAGAGACTATCTTGATTTTTTAAATGGTAGTAATGATTATATTCTTCATCCATTATGTCTTTCTGCGGAAGAAGGTTCATTTAGTATTGAAGTAGGTATAGCATATAATTCAAATTATGCGTCTACTATTAAACTTTATACAAATAGCGTACCACAATTTAAAGGTACTCATTTAACAGGATTTAAGACTGCATGGACTACTGCAATTAATAAATTTGCAAGAGAAAATAAGTGGCTTAAAGATAAAGATGAAAACCTTACAGGTGACGACCTTGCAGAAGGACAGATTTTAATTATTAACTTTAAGATGATTAATCCTATCTTTGAAGGTCAGGTTAAGGGTAATCTTACTTCTGCGGAAGGTAGAACTTATACTAACAAATTAATTTCTAATTGTATTTATGATTATTTAAATGCATCAAAAGCAGAAGTAAAGGAAGTAGTACAAAAAGGTCTTAATGCAAGAAAGGTGCGCGAAGCTGCTAAAAAAGCTAGAGAAGCTGCAAGAGGAGAAAAGAAGAAGAAAGAAAAAGCATTAAAATTTGATTCAAAACTTGCAGACTGTTATTCAAAAGATAGAAGTAAATGTGAAATATATATAACAGAGGGTGATTCAGCATCAGGTAACTTAAAAATGGCGCGAAACAATGAGTTTGTCGCAGTACTCCCTGTGCGTGGTAAAATTCTAAATGTAAGAAAAGCTACTTTGGATAAGATTCAAAAAAATGCAGAAATTATGACTATGATAGATGCGTTTGGTTTAAAAGTAGATACAAAAACAATGAAATTAACTTTTGATGAGTCAGATCTTCGATATGGGAAAATTATAATCGAGAGTGATGCTGACACGGATGGAAATCATATTAAAAATCTTTTTTATACTTTTATATGGACTTTTTGTCCTAAATTAATAGAAGAAGGATATGTTTATGCAGGGGTGCCACCTCTTTATAAAATAACACTTGGTAAAGATACTTATATTTATTTAAAAGATGATGCAGAACTTGAAAAATTTAGAAATGAACATAAAGGTAAAAAATATTTAGTTAATAGACTTAAGGGTCTCGGTGAAATGAGTGTAGAAGAAACTGGTATATTGGTTGATCCAGATAAGAGAATAATCAAACAAATTTCAGTCGAAGATATAAAAAATACAAATAAATTATTTGATGATTTAATGGGGACTGCTGTATTACCTCGTAAAAACTTTATTCAGAAATATAGCAAAGATGCAAACTATGAGGGATAAAAATGGCAGGAAAAGCAAAGGATTTAACAGGATATACAACTCCAGAAGGAGTTGTAGTCCTTAAACGAGTTGAAAATAAAGGTAATAAGCCACAATGGTTATGTAGATGTTTTTGTGGAAATGAATTTATTACAAGAAGTGACGCTTTAAAATCAGGTCATACTAAATCTTGTGGGTGTTTACAAAAGAAAAAAGCTAAAGAGCAATTAATTACATATAATAAAAGTTTATCTTTAGATTTAACAAATCAAAGATTTGGTAAATTAATTGCTTTAGAGCCAACTGAAGAAAGGAGTGGCACCTCTGTTATATGGTTATGCAAATGTGACTGTGGAAATAAATGTAAAGTAAGTGCTGCTCATTTGACTAAACATGATGGCACTCAAAGTTGTGGATGTATTCAATCTTTAGGTGAAGCAAAAATTAAAAAAATTTTAGACGAAAATAATATTAAATATAGCACACAATATTATTTTTCATCTTGTCGTTTTCCTGATACGAATGGTATTGCAAGATTTGATTTTTTTGTAGATAATAAATATTTAATTGAGTATGATGGAAATGTTCATTATTGTACAAATAATTGTGGTTGGAATAATGAGCAAAATTTGACAAAAGTAAAAGAACATGATAAAATAAAAAACAAATATTGTATAAAAAATAAAATTCCTTTAATTAGAATTCCTTATACAATATATGATAATTTATCTTTAAAAGATTTATTATTAGAAACAAGCAAATATCTTATTAAAGGAGAATATAATGAATAGTGTAGAATTAAGTCAAGAATTATTTCAAAATTTTATAGATTATGCGGTATCAGTTAATTCTGATAGAGCTATTCCAGATGCTAAATCTGGTCTTAAGCCTGTTGCACGACGTATAATATATGGAGCATTTGATACTGGCAGAACATCAAATAAACCTCATGTAAAATGCGCACGTATTGTAGGTGATGTAATGGGAAATTTACATCCGCATGGCGATAGCTCAATTTATGGAGCATTAGTAAGATTATCTCAAGATTGGGTTATGCGTTATCCATTATTAGATTTTCACGGTAATAATGGAAGTATAACAGGTGATGAAGCTGCTGCATATCGTTATACCGAAGCTAGATTAAGTAAAATTACTGAAGACGGTTTACTTCAAGGAATAAAAAAGAATAATGTAGATTTTATCCCAACTTACGATGAAACAAGTGAAGAGCCAGTAACACTTCCAGCCATCTTTCCTAATCTTCTTTGTAATCCAAACGAAGGTATAGGCGTGGCTATGGCTTGTAAATGGGCCCCGCATAATCTTAATGAAGTAGCTGCCGCAATATTAGATTACCTTGAAGGTAAGGAGCCTATGTTGCCAGGTCCTGATTTTCCAACAGGTGGAATCGTAATAAATAAAAATGACATTCCTAATATAATGAAAACTGGTCATGGCTCAGTTAAAATTAGGGGTAAATATAAAGTAGAAAAGAATAATATTATATTTTATGAAATTCCGTATGGTCAAACAATAGAAGGATTAGTTGCAGAAATTGGTCAGGCAGCGGAAGATGGTAAACTTGATAATATTAATGATATAAGAGATGAAACAAATAAAAAAGGAATTAGAATAGTAATAGAGTGTGCGCGCGGTGCTAATCCAGATGCGATAGCAAATAAGATTTATGCTCATACAAATATGCAGAGTTCATTCTCTTATAATATGGTAGGTCTTGTAGGTAAGACACCAACCGAATTAAATCTTAAAGACTGTATTAAGATTTATGTAGACCATAATATTGAGTGTATTGTGCGAGAAGCAAAATTTGATAGAAATAAAGCACTTGCAAGACTTGAAATAGTTGAAGGATTACTTATAGCATTAGCAGATATTGATAATATTATAGCTATGATTAAGAAATCTGAAAGTGCGGCTGCCGCAAAAGAAGCTCTTATAAAGAAATATGGATTTACAGATAATCAAGTAACAGCTATTCTTAATATGAAACTTTCTTCTCTTGCTAAATTGGAAGGTGTAAAACTTGAAAATGAAAAAGAAGATTTGAAGAAAAATATTGAGAGACTTGAATATCTTATTATAGATAAATTAACACAAATAAAAGAACTTCATAATAGACTAGATGAAATTGTTAGAAAGTATGGTGATGCGCGTAGGACAGAGCTTGCGCAGATCGAAGAGCCAAAAGAAGAGAAAGAAATAGCTTTAGTTGAACCTGAAGATGTAGTAGTTATATGCACTCAAACAGGAGATATTAAGAGAGTTCCTAAAACTTCATTTAAGGTACAAAAGAGAAATGGTAAAGGTATAAAGACACAAGATGATGCAATATTATCATCTATATCAACTAATACTATTGATACATTACTTATCTTCACTTCAGAAGGTAGAATGTTTAGAATGTTAGTAGATAATGTACCTGCGGGAACCAATGCTTCACGCGGAACTAACCTTGCGACTCTACTTAAACTTAATCCGAATGAAAAGATTATGTATGTAACTTCTCAGTTTAGAGAAACAGATGCAAAGTATGTTGTATTCTTTACTAAGAATGGTTTAATTAAAAAAACTCAGCTTGATGAGTTTAAGGCGACAAAGAAGACAACTGGTATTCAAGCAATTAAGTTTAAAGAAGGTGACTCTCTTGCTAATGTAACTTTACTTAATGATGAAGATGTAATAGTTATAACTAAGGAGGGCATGAGTATTAAATTTGGAACTAAAGATATTGTTCCTATTGGTAGAATTGCTGCGGGAGTTAAGGCTATTAAATTAAAGGAAGGTGACGAAGTTCTTGTTGGATTACCCATCTCTAAACGAAATGATAATGATCTTGGCATTTTTACCACATCTGGACTTGGAAAGCGAATTAAAACCTCTGAAATTCCAACCCAAAATAGAGGTGGAGTCGGAGTCATTATTTCAGAAACCACGGTGGCTGGAGCTGCCCTTATCGACGACAGTGATAGCTTGCTTATCATCGGAAGACCAAACTCTATCTGTATAGAAGCTAAGGATATAAGCATCATGGGACGCACCGCCGCAGGTGTTCAAGTAGTAAATGGTAGTAAAATTGAAAGGGTAATTAAATTATGATTTTAGGAGATTTCACAGATTTAGAACTTAAAACAATAATTAATGATGAACCCGCAATTATCAAAATACCAAATGGACATTTTAATATAAATATTTTCATAGAAGATGGTCATAGAGAAATTGTTTGTACGATGACAGCAATAGATGATATAGAGGAGGAGCATTAGCTCCTCTTTATTTTTAAAGGAGGCTATTATGCTATATGGAGCGATAATTGGTGACATTTCAGGTAGTAGATATGAATTTAATAACATTAAATATAAACCAAAATATATAATGGATGAAAAATGCTTTTTTACAGATGATACAGTAATGACAGTAGCTATTGCTGATGCATTACTTTCATATCCTTATCAATTTGAAAATAAAATGAAAAAGTGGGGCAATTTATATCCCAATGCTGGATATGGAGCAACATTCTTTGCTTGGCTAAGAGAAATCATTAAAGAGCCTTATAATAGTTTCGGTAATGGTTCCGCTATGAGAGTGTCTCCTGTTGCATATGTCGGTAAAGATTTAAAAGAAGTACAAGAATTAGCTAAATTAACAGCAGTTCCAACACACAATCATCCAGAAGGTATTAAGGGTGCTGTTGCTACTGCATCTGCTATATATTTAGCAAAAGAAGGCTATTCAAAAGACTATATTAAACAATATATTATTGACTATGCAGATTATAAAATAGAATCGTGTGATAGTATAAGATTAAATTATAGTTTTGATGAAACCTGTCAAGGAACTGTTCCTCAAGCTATTTCCGCATTTTTAGAGTCAAACAGCTTTTCAAATTGTATTAGATTAGCTATATCATTAGGCGGTGATTCAGATACTCTTGCTGCAATAGCAGGTTCAATAGCAGAAGCCTTTTATGGTGTGCCAGAAGTCTTTAAAAAAAGATGTAGATATTTATTACCTAATGATATGTTATCTATTATAGATTCATTTGAAAATGCATCTCCTTGTTTTTTTTAAAAATTTTTGCTATAATATTTATAGAAAATAAATGAAAGAAGGGATAAATATGACGGTAAAAGAATTAAAGAATTTAATAAATAATATTGATAGTAAATATGATAATGAAGAAGTTTTAACAGATAATAAAGATTATAATGAATATTGTTTAGGAAGTCCAGTAATAAAACTAACTGCATTAGATATGGGGCATACCGATTGTTTTAATAATAATAAAGGTGGATTTTATATTGAATTAATGACAGATTGAGGTGATAAATATGAATGAAATAATAAATGAACTTTATGAGCTGTATAAACAAAAAGTTGAAGAAGCAACTGATATGTTTAAAAGTGAATGGTCATGTTCTCAAAAAGACGATGAAGAAAGAGATAAAGAAGATAATGAAGATTTAAAATATTTTAATTCTTTATTAAAAAAAATTGAGTGATCATGCACCAATTCATCCACAGCAACAAATAGGAGGATAATATGATTAGTGCAGAAGATTATTTAGGACATATAAAATGTCTTAATGAATGGACAAAAGCATATGATGAAGGTCATCCTATGGTGTCAGATAAAGAATGGGATGATTGGTATTTTGAAGTTGTTGAATATGAAAGAGAGTATCCTAATTGTATTCAACCAGACTCACCTACTCAAGTTATTCATTTTGAAGAAGTAAGTGAGCTTAAAAAGGTTAAGCATAATCATCCAATGTTATCACTTAATAAAACAAAAGATATAGAAGAAGTTAAATCTTTTATAGGTGATAAAGATTATATTGTTATGGCTAAAATGGATGGTTTAACTTGTTCTTTACATTATGAGGGCGGGAAGCTGGTTTCCGCAGAAACAAGAGGAAATGGTGAAGTTGGAGAAGATATAACTCATAATGCTATAGTAATTCCTTCTATTCCTAAAAGGATACCAATAAAAGACTCTTTTACTGTTGATGGAGAGATAATTTGTACTTATGCTAATTTTCATAATTGGTGTAATGATTATAAGAATCCTCGTAATTTTGCGGCAGGCAGCATTAGACTCCTTAATTCAAAAGAGTGTAAAGAAAGAGATCTTACTTTTGTAGCTTGGGATATTATAGATTCAGACTTTACCTTATTAAGTGATAAACTTGATTATTTAGATTGTATAGGTTTTACTGTTGTTCCATATCTTTATAATGATGAGTTAAATAATGATATAGAAAAGTTAATGGAAGCAGTTAAATATAATGCAAAAATGAAGTCATATCCAATTGATGGACTTGTTATAAAATACAATCGAACAGATGAATATGAAGCGGCAGGACGTACAGATCATCACTTTAAGGGCGGGCTTGCATATAAGTTTTATGATGAAGAATATGAAACTGAAGTAGAAAATATTGAATGGACAATGGGACGAACAGGTCAGTTAACCCCTGTTCTAATATATAAAGATATTGATATAGATGGTTCAACATGCAATCATGCAAGTCTTCACAATATTAGTATTATGACAAAACTTATGGGTGGAGCATACCCTGGACAGAAAGTTTATATTTATAAGGCAAATCAAATTATACCTCAAGTAAGTTATGCTCAAAATGATAATCCTAATAATATGCCTTTAATACAAATACCTAGTCGATGTCCTTACTGTGGTGGAGAAGTAGAAATAAGAAAAGATGTAGATAGTGAAGTGTTATATTGTACAAATCCACAGTGTGAAGGTAAACTTATAAATGTACTTGACCATTTCTGCGGGAAGAAAGGTCTTGATATTAAAGGACTTTCAGAAAAAACGCTTGAAAAACTTATAGATTGGGAATGGGTTAATGATATAACAGATATTCCTAAGTTAAAAGAGCATCGCGCAGAATGGATTAATAAGCCAGGTTTTGGTCAGGCATCAGTAGATAAAATACTTAAAGCTATTGATGATAGACTTGCGGAAGCCCCTCTTCATGCCTTTATATCAGGTTTAGGTATTCCACTTATCGGTTCCCGCGTATCAAAGCAAATTTGTGAAAAAGTAGAAACATGGAGAGATTTTAGGGATTTAATTCATGAAGAGTACGACTTCACGCAATGGGCAGGATTTGGTTACGAAATGAATAAAGCTTTACATAATTATAATTATGAAAAAGCTGATATTATTGTAGAGTATATTACATTCAAGCCTGAAGAATATCAGGATAAATCTACTAAGTTAGATAATGCAACTTTTGTAATAACAGGAAAACTTCAGAATTTTAAAAATAGACAAGAGTTAGTAGATTTAATAGAAGCGGTTGGTGGCAAAGTGCAATCAAGCGTTTCTACAAAAACTATGTATCTTATCAATAATGATGTAAATTCTACATCTAGTAAGAATAAAAAAGCTAAAGAATTAAATATACCAATTATTACAGAAAAAGAATTAATGGAGATGCTAAATGATAAGAATATGGAGAACTGATTTAGCAAATTGCCCTTTAAATAAAAGGATACATTTTCTTTGTCAAATGGGAAACTGTGTATATGAAATTATTGGAACTTTAACTTTAAACCCGTATCGAAGAGAAATTACAAGAGGAGAATGTATAGAGGGTGATGGAGAAATTTTTTATAGAAGCCAAATATTAGGGTGGGCGTCTTATGTAACACCGGAGGAGGCTAAATGTTTATATGAATAGAGAAATGCGAAGAAAAATTAATAAACGACTAAAATTAAAGGCAGAACAAATTTGGACATTAGAAACACAAATTAATAATACTATAAACGAGAGAGAAAAGGGGGCCCTCACGCAGGAAATAAATCAAATTGTTAAAGATTGTTCCTATGAAGATCTTCTATTGATAGATGAGTTTTTAGTCTCTCTCCACGGAATGATGAGTTGAAATATCTGAAAATTTTTGATATAATATATACATAATAAAGCATAAAATAAACAAAGAAAAAATTTGAAATATCTGAAAAATTTTGATATAATATATGTATAATAAAAAAGATATAAAAAAATAAATAAAGAAAAAAATTTGAAATATCTGAAAAATTTTGATATAATATATGTATAATAAAGATGTTGTACAAATGCAATGTCTTATTAATAAATAAAAAATTTTTAATATATAAAAGGAGAAAGTTCAATGAAAGAGAACACAAAGATCGTATTTAATTACATTAAGGAACATGAGGCAGATAATATTACAGCATCTGACATCGCAGAGAAGACAGGTCTTCCAGTTAAGTCAGTTAACGGAATCATCACAAGTGCGCTGATTGGAACAGGTAAGGCTAAGGAGTCTAAGGGTTATGTACAGAGAGTTGCAGGTTATGTAACATCTGTAAATGATGAGGGTGTAGAGCTTACAAAGGAAGCTAAGTTTATTAAGCTTACAGAGAGAGGTCAGGCTGCAACAGTAGAGTCTATCGAAGCAGATGAAATGGCTGCTCTTCAGGCTAAGCTTGCTGCAAAGAATGCGTAAATTAAAGTTTTTATATTAGATAAATAGGGCTGGTTAATCAACACCAGTCCTTTATCTTTATTAAAAGGAAGATTATGATAATTGCATTAATTATACTCATTATAATATGCGGTTTTCTTATTTATAAATTATCACAAAAGAAAAGCATAGATAAGGGCATTGAAGAATATAATAATACGTTAAAAATAGAAAGAGCTAAAATTCAAGAAGAGTATAATAATTTATCATATAATATAGAATTACAAAGAAATCAATTTCAAGAAAACCAAAATATTAATAATGAATTAGAAAATAAAATAAATAATAATAGAATTATTTTACAGAATACAATAGAACAGAATCAGGCAATAAGCGATAATGCGTTTGATAATTATTGGAACGCACTTGAAAATAAATATACTGAATTAGAAAATGATTTTGATGTGCGGGTGTCCGCCTTAAACGATGAATTACTCGCGACTCAAAATGACTTAGACAAGTTAAAAGCAACACGAGCGGCCGCCCATGAAGCTTTATTAAAAGAGCAAGAAATAAAAGAAAATAAAGATAATTATAGATTAATAATTCCAGAGATAGAAAAAAGAGATATAAAAGTTCTTAATTCTATAAAAAAAGAACTAATTAGTGAAAGACCTGTCAATATGATTGTTTGGCAAACCTACTACTCAAAAAGAGCTAATGAATTATGCTCAAGGATTTTAGGGACAAAGAACGTTACAGGTATATATAAAATAACTGAAATATCTACAGGAAAATGTTATATTGGACAGTCTAAAAATATTAAAGAAAGATTTAGAGAACATATGAAATGTGGACTTGGTATAGATACACCTAGTGGGAATAAATTATATCAAGCTATGTTAAATTCATCTATTGAAGACTTTACTTTTGAATTAATAGAAGAATGTAATGAAAATGATTTAGATGAAAAAGAACGATATTTTATTGAACTCTATGAGGCTTATGATTATGGATTTAACTCAAATAGAGGTAATAAAGGAGTAAAAAATTATGGCTTTTATGGATAACAGAAAAATAACACAAATAACTCCAACGGATTTAATAACTGAATGTTTTAATAATACAGGCGAGCTAAAAAGTATAGAAGAAGTTTCTGAAAGATGGGACTTTATTAATAGAACGATGATATTAAATGATATAGATGAGGTAGTTGCAGATGCGATTTGTCACTTAATCCGTTTTTGGAATGATGTTGATAATAAAGAGCAGATTGCAGTTGAATATCGTATTCCTATTAAAATTTATATTGACTCTTGCGGTGGCAGCTTAGTTGGAGCACTTACTATAGCGGACTCTGTTAGAATGTCCAAAACACCAGTTTATACAATCAACATCGGAGCTGCATATAGCGGAGGACTCCTTTCATTTATTGCCGGGCATAAAAGATTTGCCTATCCTTCAAGTAGTTTCCTTTTTCATGAAGGATCTACTACTCTTGGAAACATAGACGCTGGCAAATTTAAGAATTATGCAGGATACTATGAAAATCTCATTAAAAGGATGAAAAATTATCTTATTGAATTAACTAACATTAGTGAAGAACAGTATGAAAAGATTTCAAGAGATGATTATTGGTTCTTTGCGGATGAGGCAGTAGAAAATGGTGTCTGTGATGAAATATTAAAGGAGTTTATATAATATGCAATTTTCTAAAGTAGATGTATGGGGTTTTGAACACGCTATTCGCGGTGCCCGCAACCCCATGAATAGTTGGGCAAAAAGTGATAGCCACCTTTTGGATGATATTTTTATCATTGGAAAAAATGATTTAAACCTTCTACAGCGTCTTATTGCAGGTGGTCCTGAACATAGAAAATTTATGCGTCAAATTATGGTAAGTGTTGATATTACAGCTCCTATGTACATTTGGAGCGAATTTGATACTTACAAAGTTGGTACGGTGGCTAATAGCACAAGCAAAATGCATAAACTTGCTTCAACGCCAATTACAAAAGAGTGCTTTGAAATGGATGATTATGAAGGCAATTTACTAATGTATAAACGTGAACCTTATGATTTAGATGCTTTTACTGATGATGTATGGGATAATATTATTAATTATTGTGAGACATTAAGAAAAGGTTATCTTGAAACAAAAGATAAAAGATATTGGAAGGAATTAATTCGTATTCTTCCAGAGTCGTGGTTACAAACTCGTACAGTAACTATGAATTATGAGAACCTTTATTCTATTGTACGTCAAAGAGGTTCACATAAATTATCAGAATGGCATACATTTATTGATTGGGTAAGAACATTACCGTATGCAAATGAATTGATTTTTTATGAAAATTGACAATTTTTAAAAAATTTGTTATAATTATTATATAAATTGAAAGAAAATAAAAAAAGAGGTAATAATTATGGCAGATGAAAGAAAAGATATTTTTATTGACACAGTAGAAAATTTATTTACAAAGTACGCATTTGAAGAAAGTATCCCACAGGAAGCTATTGAGTTTTTTGAAGATTATAAGAAAGGTAAAACTTCAAAGAAAGAAGTAACAGATAAAGGTATTAATATTCTTAATGCACTTAGAGATATAGATGACTGGATTACTGCAAAGGCGCTTGGTGAACAACTTGATATTTCAGGACGTTCGGTATCAGGCACAATGCGCAAGCTCGTTGAAGATGGATTTGTAGAGAAGCGCGCAGGAAATCCCGCAGCATATAAAATTACTGATAAAGGTATTAACTTTCAGCCAGAAATAGCAGAAAGTTGACAAAATAAAAAAATTATATTATAATATTATTACAATTTAAAAAATAAGGAGAAAAAAGAATGAGACAGAAGAATGAAAACACAATGAATATTGAAGGAAAGATTTATCAGATTGTTTTAGTAGAAAAGGTCACTGGGGAAAATTCAAAGCAGCCGGGTACACATTATATTAGTGGTATGATTGATGTTGCTACAGATGCTTCACTTGAAAACATTGTTCAGGTTCATTATACATATGTCACACCTGTATATAATTCAGGTAAGACAAATAACACATATACTGCTCTCAAGCAGATTATGGACAATCCTAAGACAGTTGTAACAGATGGATATGACGCAGCTACAGTAGTTAAGCTGAATCCTTCATACTCAGTAAATGACTTTTATCCACAGGGTCAGGATACTCCAGTTTCTTCTCCAAGAAACGAAGGTGGATTTGTCACTGTTATTCCTGAAACTCAGCTTCATCCGGAGGGGGATATTGGAAGAAGTAAGTTTAGTTTTGATGCAATTCTTTATAATGTTGCAGAAGTTGTTCCTGACGAGGGCGAATCATATGCAAAGATCGAAGGATATGTATTTGATTTTAGAAATGCAATTATGCCAGTAACACTTACTGCAAGAAATAAGCAGGCAATCGCTTATTTTAATAGCCTTGAAGTTTCAAATAAGAACCCTATTTTCACAAAGGTCTGGGGAAAGATTGTTAGTTCATTTAAGCAGATTGAGATTAAGCAGGAGTCAGCATTTGGTAATGCAACAGTTAATACAGTAACTCGTAAGAATAGAGAGTTCCTTATCACTGGCGCAAATCCAGTTCCATATGAGTTTGATACAGAAGTAACAATCACTGCTCAGGAGCTTGAAAAGGCACTTCAGGATAGACAGATTTATCTTGCAGACGTTAAGAAGAGAACTGAGGAATATAGAGCTTCACAGGGGGCGGTAAGCAATAATGCAAGTCCAGCAACTCAGGCAGCTTCCGTAATTCAGCCAGGTGGTTTCAAGTTTTAACTTGAAACCATGCTGTTAGAATTACTTAATTGAGGAGGATTAATAATATAATGGATATAGATATTTTTAATATTCAACCGCACAAAGTTAGTCGTGATATGCGTGGTTACTCAGTGTTTTTCTTTGGCGATGCAAAGACGGGTAAGACAACTGCCGCAACTAAGTTTCCAAATTCTCTGTTACTAGCTTTTGAGCGTGGTTATAATACACTTGCAGGAGTTAAACCACAGCCTATTAATTCTTGGGCGGAGTTTCTTAAAGTATTACGTCAGTTAAAAGATGAACGTGCTAAGGAAATGTATGAAACCATCATTTTAGATACGGTTGATATAGCATATGACTACGTTAATAAGTATATTTGCGCAAATGAAGGGGTGGATAATATCGCTTCGATTCCATATGGTAAAGGATACACTTTAGTGGCTCAGGAGTTTGATGAAAAGCTTAGGTCTATTGTACAAATGGGGTATGGTATTGTACTTATTTCTCACGCAACAGACAAAACCTGTAGAGATGAATCAGGAGTAGAGTATAATAAAATCGTTCCTACTCTTGACAAGAGAGCTAATAATATAGTATCAAGAATGGCTGATATTATTGGATATTCAAGAACAGTTGCTGATGAAAATGGCCACAATAAGACAATGCTCTTCATGAGGGGTACACAAAGATATGAGGCTGGTTCAAGATTTAAGTATACGCCAGACTATATAGAATTTAACTATAATAATCTTGTAAATGCTATTGCCGATGCTATTGATAAACAAGCAAAGGAAGATGGAGAAGAACTTTTTACAGCAGATAGAGAGAATGTT